CTGCCTTGGCCAGGGCGGCTGGCATCCCTGGGTGATTCGCGGCCGGGCGCTGGCGCTCGCCGGCTATCTGCCGGGCGACGTGCTGATCATCGACCACGACCGCACCCGGCCGGACGACGGCGCCGTCGTCTGCGCCCAGATCTACGACTGGCGCCAGGGCGCCGCGCGCACGGTGCTGCGGCTGCTCGACGGCGGCTTCCTGGTGGCGGCAAGCGCCGATCCGGCCTACCGCAGGCCGCTGGCACTCGGCGACGCGGTCGCGGTCAAGGGCACCGCTGTCGCCTGCATCCGCGCGCTCGACTGTTGACGATGATTTATCGCGGCGCTATCGTCGCCGACATGAAACCCGCTTTCAGGCAGCTGCTCGCCGATGCCGGCCTCAGCCAGAAAGGCTATCGCGATCTGATCGAGGCGCTTACCGGCGAGCGCCCGGCGGCGGCCAACGTCTCGCGGGCCGCCTGCGGCCTGGCGGAACCACACGCCGCCGCGCTGGCACTGCTCCGTGTCTGGGCGGAACTGCCCGCCGCGGAGCGGTGGCGTATCCTCGGCAACGCTGCCCGGCGCGACTACCGCCGGCCGGACGACTTCCAGAGGCCGACGCCGGCGTCGCGGGCGACGCTCTCCTCGAACGCGTAATCCGACCCGGCGGCCGCCGCACCGCCGCTCATCACCATCAGCGCCCCCAGATCCTGGCCATCCGGCAGCAGGCAGCGCACCTGCACGGCACCGCCGGCGTCGGCACCGACGCCGACGCAGTGCGCGCCGCCGTAGACGGAGAGCGTGATCAGCAGCAGCCCGCCGCCGTAGCTGTCGTCGGCGGCGCGCACCGGCGGCGCCAGGCCGGCGAGGCGGAGCGGGATGCCGGCGAGGCTGAAGGTGCGGCCGTCGAGCACGGCGGCCGGACCGGGCGGCACCTCCAGATAGACCGGCGGGCGGGCGCCAGCAGCGGCATCGGCGCCGGCGGCAGGGGCCGCACCGGCCAGCGGCGACAGCAGCACCGATCCCAGCACCGGCAGCAGGACAGCAACGGTACGCATGCCGCCAGCGTAGCACCGCCGGGCCGGCCGCGGCACCGATAAATTTCTGTTGACGGTGACAATGTTTTTATCGCAGTGTTTGCAGGTGCCGCGGATCGGATCTTACCCCCGTGATCTGATCTGCGCTTCCTCCCCCAACTCGCCGCCCGGCCTCAAAACCGGGCGGCACTTTTGCGAACGGAGGCTTTCATGTTCAGGTTTTTCAGCCGCCGCCGGCGGCAGCGCGACATCGCGCAGCTCGTCGAAGACGAGGGCCTTGGCCGCGTGCTGCGCGACCTGGGCGCCATCGCCCACAAGCGGCGGCTTTTCATCACGACGCGCTATCTCCGCCTCGCCGGAGCCGCCACCGTTGCCGACGCGCGCTATCTCACCGTCATCAACGGCGGCAAAGCCCAGGCGGCCGGACAATGAGACCGGCGCCCAGGGCCTGGCTGGCGGCGACGCACCGCCGCCGCCACCTTGGCGAGACGATCGGAGTCATGGTGCTCGCCGCGCTCACCGGTGCCGGCGCCGCCATTGCCTGGATGGCCTGGCCATGAATCACCAAGCGGCAATCTGCCACGCGCAGGAGACATTGAAAGCGCGGGGCGGCCTTTACATCCCGTTTGCCAGCCACGAGCTGTTTAGCGCCATCGCGGCGCGCTGGTCGGTGACCCTCTGCCGGCCCGTCGCGCCGCACGAGGTTGCCATCTGCCTCATCGACATGAAGCTGGCGCGGCTGCAGCACACGGCCGACCAGGCGGCGCAGGACGACAGCGTCGTCGACATCATCGGCTACGCCGCGATCGTCGCCGAGCTGCTGGAGGCCACGCGATGACAACCCGGCTGCTCATCGCCGGTGCTCTCATCGGCGGCTACACCGCCGTCGTTGCCTGATCGCGGTGCTGTCGTGATCGGCCAGCAGGTGCTGACGGTGCCGGAAGTCGCGCGGCTGCTGCGGCTGTCGGCACCGGCCTTCTACCGGGCGCGCAAGCGGCTGGAGACTGAGGGCTTCCCGCCGCCGCTGCCGATCCCCGGCCGGTTGCGCTACGCAGCCGCGGCTCTGCAGCGCTGGCTCGACAGCGGCGGCCGGCAACCGGCCTCGCTGACCGACGACGGCATTCTCTGCCGGCGCCGCCCGCTCAAGGCTCGGCCATGACGATGCGGAAAACCGGGCGAGGACGCCTGCGGTTAAGTCCGGCAAAGTGCGTCACCGCGTCCCTTTGTTTCTCCGACGGCAAGGACAAACGGCACAACCGCTACAGGGTCGCGATCAGGCTTGGAGAAACGGCGCTGGCGAAGGGCGGCCTCACCGGCAACCGTGTCGATGTCATGATGGTGACGGCCGGCGGCGCGCACACGGCGCGGATTTCCCCCGGGCGCGGCGTCGCGGTGCAGCGATCCGGCCGCCGCTCGGAGCGGAAGTGCGTGTTTCTGCACACCCGCCACGTGCCGGCGCTGATCGTCGAACGCCGGCCGGCAACAGTTTGCCTTTGGACCTGCGTTGCCGGCGGCGGCATCGACGTTACGCTGCCGCGCCGCTGGTTCGAGCCAAACGCACCGGCGGAAGAGACCGCCGTCCCGGTCACGCTTGCACCGGACGTCACCGCCGTGAAAGCCAAGGCGCCGCCGCCGCCTGACAAAGACCCCTACCGCGGCCGGCGGTATCCGGACGTGCCGGCGCTGTGCCGCGCCTGAACGTCTGAACGCCAAGCGTTCAGTCGGCCACCGCCAGCCGCCTGTTGACAGCCGTGCGTTATCGTGCCGATAATGCACGGCGACGATGGAGGCGGTGATGCGCGAGAAGATCCCCTACCTGATTTCACGGCCCGGCGCCAACGGCAGCCGGCTGTGGTACTGGCAGCCGTCGGCGGAGCTGCGCCAGGCCGGCTGGCGGGCGATGCGTCTCGACGACGGCGGCGCCCGAGGCCGCGCGGTGCCGGCCGGCGTGCGCGAGGCCGCGATCGCCCGCACCGCCGAGGTCGCGGCCTGGCGCGCCGGCGGCGCAACCGCGCCGCGGCACGGTCACGGCACGCTGGCCCGCCTGGCGCACGACTGGCAGGCCAGCCGCCTCTGGGCGAACCTCCGGCCGAACACCCGGCGCGGCTACCTCTGGGCGCTCGACTTCCTGCTCGATCGCGCCGGCGCCGCACCGTTCACGGCCGTCAGCAAACGCGCCGTCAACCGGCTCTACGCCGAGCTGCTCGACGAAGGCAAGACGCCGCGCGCCAACGCCATCATGCGGACGCTGCAGGCGCTCTATGCCTTCGCCGTCTGGGACGGGCAGTTGCCGGCGGCGGCCAACCCCTGCCTCAGGATGCGGCTGGAAGGCACCGCCGGCGGCGGGCGCATCTGGTCGGCGGCGGCGGTGGCCGCCATCGTCGCCGCGTCCGACAGCGACGGCCGGCATTCCGTCGGCACTGCCGTGCTGGTCAATGCCTGGTGCGGCCAGCGCCAGGCCGACGTGCTGCAGTGGCAGCGCCCGGACGTGACCGACGGCACGATGACGATCACCCAGGCCAAGACCGGCGCCAAGGTGGCGCTGCCGGTCGGCATGGTGCCGGACCTGGCGGCCCGCATCGCGGCGGAGATCGCCAGCCAGCGCGCGCGGCGCCTCGAAAGCCCCTGGCTGATCCTCTCAGAGGAAACCGGCCGGCCTTATCGCGCCGACAACTTCCGCCACGTGTTCGCCGCCGTCCGCGCCAAGGCGGCTGCCGCAGCCAGCGCGGCCGGCGACGCTGCTCTTGCCGCCGAGCTGGCCGGCGTCGACTTCATGCACCTCCGCCACACCGCGGTGACACGCCTTGCCGAAATCGGCGTCGAACTGCACGCGATCGCGGCGATCACCGGGCACTCGCTGAAGTCGGTGCAGACGATCGTCCGCCACTACCTGGTGCCGACCGCAGCGCTCGCCGCCCACGCCTTCCGCCAGCGCCTGGCAGCAGAACACACCACACCCATCGGTTGAAGAGAGAACGGATGCGAACGAAACTTGGAAGATGCCGGCCGATCTTCCAAGTCGTTCACAGATCGTTCCGCCGCAAAAATCCGCTAAGTCATTGGCGGCGTTGGTGGGCGCACAAGGACTCGAACCTTGGACCCGCTGATTAAGAGTGAACGGAAAAGTGTTGCGATTCAATAGGCGGTCAGAGTTTTCGCTGTCGTTTGTCGCGTTGCCGTAGCCGCAGCGTGACCACAACTTGGAAGACGTTAACCCCGTCCATCCGGCCCGAGCTTGAAGAAGCGGTGGTGGCCGATTACCGCGACCGGCGTCCGGTCTCGCGCCCATGCCGGTGGCGCGATGGTGTCGGCGTAGTAGTGGTCAGCACCGCCGGTCGGGTCTGCGCCGCCGCCGCCCATGACTTCCGCCGCGATGGTCAGGCACTGGCCGAAGCGCGTGTCGGACACGTCAACCACCCGGAGGCGAGGCGCCTGCGCATCCCACCAGCAGGTGAACTGAGCGTGGGCGAGGCAGACCGATGTCCAGTCTTTGCCCCACCATGCCGGGCGCGCGACACGGTTGCGGATGACCCAGGCGACGGCGGCGATGCCGTCCGGGCCCTCGCCGCGCGCCTCGCCCCACAGGGTGGCGGCGACGCAGCGGAGCGGATCGAGGCGATTGTCGACCACCGGACCCGCGGGCGCGCGCGGGCCGGTCTGTTTGGGAACATCCGGAATTGGAAGGGCCTCCGGCTCGGACGGCGGCGGCGCTTCCTCCTCGACCGCCAACTCGCGGAGCCGCGTCAGCGCCTCCTTGGTCATGCGGGCCTTCGCCAGCTTCTCGAACGGCCGGCCGCCGAACCAGAAGCCGACGATCGTCAGGTAGATCCACCAGACCTGATCCGGCAGCAGCCCCATCACCTCGGCGAGCTGCGCCGCGTCCTTCGGGTACTGCCATGCGAGGAACGGCGACGCGACGACGCCTAGCGTCAGGAGCGGCCTCGGCAGCCGGTTCAGGCCGTCGACGAAGCTGTCCCACCACGTGCGTTGCTGGCGCGCCACGAACTCCGCGGTGAACTGGTCGAGCGCCGCTTTGTACTCGTCCGACCGGGCGGCGTCGCGGGCGGCGGCGTCGCCCCAGATCGGGCGGACGACGGCGCCGACGCTTTCGCCCACCGCCTTGACCGCTTCGCCGGCACCGCCGGCAAGGAAGCTCCAGAAGCTCATGGCATGCCGACCGTGTTCTGCGCGCGCGCGTAGTCGAGCCAGTCGCGGTCTGCGGTAGCCGCCGCCTCCTCGATGGCGCGCGCGATCGCCAGCGCGTCGCCGGGACTGAGCCACTCGTCACCGATGACGACGCCGATATGGCCGTTCCAGGTGCTGTAACCGACGCGGACGTTCATGGCATGAGCCCTATTTTCCTGAGGGCCGCCGCAACCGACGGCGCCTTCTCCTGCACCCACCACGCGATGATGCCGGCGGTGCCGCCAAGCGCGAATGTCCACAGCCAGCCGATTGCGGCGGCCTTCGACCGGCTGGCCGCCTGATAGAACGTCACCCACGTCCGGATAATATCGCGGATCGTCTGATGGTCTTTTTCGCCGGTCAAATCCTCAAGCATCAACCAAATGGCTTGCTCCTGCTTGTCCGATTCAAGAGCGCGGTCCGCCTCGCGGCGCCCCGGATCGCCGTTCCGCCGTTCTGGCAACGGGTAGGTGTCATCGACCACGCCGGGGCCTCCCTCTTTCAGCCATTCGCGCTCATCCGGCCTCATGCCTTGCGCGCGCCGACGCGCCACCAGGCGTTCGACCAGTAGAAGCTTGCGTCGGTGTCCAGTGCCATCGGTGTCGGCCCGCCCATCATCGAGTGCGAGGTGACGCCGGCGACACCCCACCCGCCGCCGTTGCTGCCGGCAATCCGGCCCGTGCCGACAATGCCGCGGTTGCCCTGCCAGCCGCCGAGGTCGATGGCGTTGTGGTCGCCGATGAGCACGGGACCGGCGCCCTTGTTCAGCCAGAACCGGCAGCGGTCCTTGGACCGGCCGCTCGGATCAAGATCGACGCGCATGACGAGCCGGTTCCACACGTCTAGCCCGATGTTGACGCCGGCCGACTGTAGCTCGCCGTAATTGCCCGTGCCGCCGTCACGCAACGTCGTGCCGACGCCGACGTGGTGCACAAAGGTGCGGAGCTGGATGTCCCCGCCGCCGCCGCTGGCGTTTGTCGCTGCGTACTTCCGCCACGCCCAATTCACACCGCACGAGCACCCGGACTGCTCCGTCACTGGCTTGGCGTTGGTCTTCGACTCGTTGTCGCCGATGCCGCCGGCAATCTCGTAGTCACGCATGGCGACGGTGATGCCAAAGGGCGTTTTGCCGTCGGCCTGATACGGGGCAAAGCTCGCGCGCTGGTTGTTCTTGTCCCACATGCGGATCGGCGAGGCGACGTAGAGATCGATGCCGAACGCGGCCGATAAGTAAACGTTGCCGCCGTCGAGGATGTTGTTCCGCTTGTGCTCCATCAGGTTGCCGCTGACCGTGATATTTGCCGGCCAGTAGTCGCGGATGCAGCGACGGTTATACGCGGTCGCAAACGACATGCGTTGCGGCACGGCAATGCTGGTGTTCGGTTCCCAATACGACCGGAAATAACCGACGTAGCGGTCGCTGGTGCTTCCGCCCGTACCGCCGAGCCACATGCGATCGACGGCGGGCGCGTTCGTCCGGGTGCCCTGCTTGCCGACGGTCGGCTCATACTCCGTGCCCCACTGGTCTTGCCAGAGAAGCGTCATCGCATCGATGTCGGCGATGCCGGTGGTCGCGTTCTTCCAGTTGGGCTGCTCGATACCACCACCACCCCCGCTCGGCGGCGGTGTGCTTGCGGCGGCACTCCGCCGCCTGACAGCCGCGTGTGCAGGCAGCAGGATGTCGAGCATCAGATCAGCACCGGCAGGAAGCCGCGGAGGTTCGTGGCGCCGGCCACGCCGCCGTCGGCAGTCAGGCAGACCCAGCGCCGCGAGACACCTGCCGGGATGACGATGTCGGCCGAGCCGTTGAACGACCAGACGCCGGCGACGCTGGCCGGGTCCGACGGACTGGCGGGTGCCGGGAACGTCGCCGCCGCGATGTTCTGCCACGCGGTGGTGTACTGTTGAAGGCGCACGGTAAACGCGCCGCCGGTGCGGCCGTAGGCGCACCACGCCAGCGCCCCGGAGAGGAGCGCGGGCGTGCAGCGAAGCGCCCGGTCGTGCGGCAGTTCCATCAGCGCGACGTCGGCCGTCGGTGCCGGCGCGTCGAAGAACAGCGGATACTGCTGCGGATTGCGGCCCCGGACCTTCCACGCATACGGCGCAGACCCGGTCGAAACGCAGAAGATGTCCAGCGTCAGCATCCCGCCCGGCGGCACCGTCATGTCGGGCGCGATGCCGGAAACTGTGAAGCCGGCGCCGAGCAGCACCTTCTTGGACAGCGTCGCGTGGCTGTTGGTCAGCCGCAGCGTCGCTTCCACCAGTCCCGCCGGCACCGCCGTCGTCGGCAGCGTCAGCGTCAGGTCCGCATCGAAGCTCGTCTCGATGACGGCTGACGTAATTGACGGCTGCCACGAAGCCGGCGTGCCGGAAGGCGTCCGGCTCGGCAAGCTTGTCGACGCCCGCGCGTGCATCGGCGCCCGCAACACGCCGGTCGTACTGTCATAGCCGAGCGAAGCCGACCGGGCGAAGCTTGACGCGCTGCCGAGGTAGAGGAGATCGCCCGTCGCGGTGCTCCCTGGCCACGCGACCGAGGACGCATAGGAGATAAGCCCGGTTGCGGGTTCCGTCGCGCTCGTCACCCGTGCCAGGTAATACGTACCGCCGTCCTCAATCGCGACGATGTCGCCGACCCGCACGCCCTTGCCGGTGCCGAGCACGGCATCGGTCATGCTGGCGAGCTGCGCGAGCGTGCCGCGCCAGAGCTGGATGTGCGGCCGGTTCGCGGTCATCTCATGCCCCCTTCACCTGATCGATGGAGGATCTGAGCCCGATGATGCGGTTCTGCAACTGCGGGCCGAGCGGCTGGCCGAGCGCCGCGGCCTTCGCCGCCAGCGACGCCGCCGCGTCGGCGAGGATATCCAGTGCCTGCACCAGCCGGTCGTCGGTGAGCAACAGCTCGCGCTGCCGGCCGCTGGCCGCCGCCGCATCCTTCAGCGCCTGGCACTCGACCCGCCGCGCCTCAAGCAGCGAGCGGAGCGCCGCGCCCTCCTCCGCCGTCAGCGCCCGGTCGGTGCCGGGGCCGGTGACCAGGCGCCACGTCGCCGGGGTCTCGGGATCACGGGTCTTGGCGATGCGGCCGACCCCCGGCCAATCCATGTTGTAGACGCGTTCGGCGACGTCCTGGAGGGTGACAGTCATCGTCAGTTCCCTGTGGTTGCGAGGCGGAAGACCAGCAGGCGGGAGCCGGTCAGGAAGTTTGTCAGGCTGTAGCCACTGGTCGGCGTGGCACGCACCCGGATCTTGTTGCCGGCCGCCAGCGTGTGGATGCCGACGGTCTGCGGGTTGGCCGCGCTGTTGGTGTAGACGCTCATCGCCATTGCCGAGTATAGCACGTTGGTGTTGGCGACGTCGGCGAACGAGCCGCTGCTGTTATCCTGGATCTTGATCGCGCCCGGGCTTTGCGTCGAGTTTGCCGAGCCCTGGCAGTTGATGAGCGCCAGCGAGACGTAGGTGCCGGCCGCCGTGCACGTCACCTCGCCATCTGTCGACAGCGTGTAATTCGTGTTCGGATCGTAGATCTCGGTATCCAGGTCGAGCGTCGCCTCGGTGCCGGCGCTGATCCCCTGCGCTGTCATCCGCGCCACGAGTGGGTCGGTCAGCACCAGCGCCGGGTTGTGGGTGTGCGAGGCGGCAGCGGCCGCGAGAGACAACGTGTTGGTGCCGGGCGTCGTCGTCCAGGCCGCACCCCCGGTCGCCGCCACATTCAGCGTCGTCTCGCCGGTCGCGACAATTGACGTCTGCCCGGAGACCGCGATCGTCTTCACCGCGTCGTCGATGCCGCCGGTCGCCGAGAAAGTGATCGTTTTGTCGCCGGCATCCCCGACGATCGTCATGTTGGTAGACGCGACGAGGGTGATGTTCGCGCCGGTCGTGCCGGCAGGAATTTCCAATGCACCGATGGTAAAGGTTTCGTACGCCGGGGGCGCGGCGCCGCCGCCGACGTTGATCGTCGCCTTGTTGCCGGTGACTGACGCTGTGATGCCGGCGCCGACGAGGTCGAACTCGACGATGCCGGACCCGATGACGGAGCCTTCGTCGCGGACAACGACCCCGAAGTCGACCGGCACCGGCGCATCCGGATCGGCGAACGTGTCGCCGGCAACGCCGCCGGATACGACCGGCGTGATCCAGTAGGAGGCCGTCCCGCCGCCGCCGCCGATCGTCGTCCAGGCGCCGCCCTGATACTGCACGTCGGCCGACTCGCCTTCGTTGTACACGCGCATGCCGCTGGACGGCGAGACGACGAGCACCCAGGCGGAGCCGTTCCAGCGGACGATATCGCCGGCAGTGAAGCCCGACCATGCGCCGCCGGTGCCGGCGACGATGTAGGTGTCGCCGCTTGAGGGGGTGCCGGGCGGCGTCGTCAGCGATCGGCTTTTCACGCTGTAAGGCAGATTGTCGGCACTGACCGATGCCAGCAGCGTGCCGAGCGTCATATAGCGGAGCTTGCCGTCGGCGTCCTGAACCGGCACCAGATAGGCGGCGTCGTAGGCGACGGCCGAGGCACTGGCGGACAGACTGCCCAGCCGGTGCCAGCGGATTTCGGTTATCGGCATCTACTTCACCCCAACAATCAGGATGTGACAGCGGGCCGTGTTCTCCGGATCGCCGTTGCTGTTTCTGAGATCAAACGTTATGGACTCGGCGAGCTGTTCCGATATTTTTGCGCGCAGGTGACTCGCTCCACCGTTCTGCAACAGCCCGACATACGCGTCAGCGCTGGCGAACGCCGTGGCGAACGTCACCTTGATCTGCCCGGTGGCCGGCCGTGACAGCGTGAAACCGCTGGTGGCGTAGATGACGGCGGGCGCCGCTGAATTGTAGAGGATCGTCGCCGCGACCAGATCCGCCAGCCCAAGCTGGCCGGCCGTGACGTAGCCCGTACCGGTGCGCCCGCTGACATCGCCATCGGCCGCCGCCGCCGGCAGGGTCAGATCCGTCAACGACGTGCCGCCGACGCCGCCGCCGAGCGCCTTGCCCTCCGCCGGGAATGCGCGCACCGCCACCTTGCCGGACGCATCAGACACCAGCAGCCGGTCTGCTGTGACCGCCGCCACCTTGGCGCCGGATAGCACCACGGCATCGTCCGCGAGGTTCGTCGCGCCGACGGCCCCGATGCCGATATCGAGCGAGGTTAGGCCGGGGGTGCACGCCCACCACACCGTTTCGCCAGCCACCAGTTCGCCGGCTGCCGGGATCGAGCCGGCGGCGATCACCGTGCCGGCCAGCACGATGCCGCGGCCGTTGGCCGAGAGCGTGAAATCGACCGTCGGCCGCAGCGACGCGCCGCCGTATTCTACCGTGAAGTGCCTGACATCGCCGACAGTGTCGTCGGCCGCGAGCAGCGTGTCATAGGTCGATTGCGCCTCGACCAGCGTCAGCTCGCCGCCGCGCGGCACCTCGCCGAAATTGTTGGTCGCCGACAGCGCCGTCGCCGCCGCCGCCGCCGCCGCGGTCGCTGTCGCCTGCGCCGCCGCCGCCGCCGACACGGCGGACGCCGCCAGCGAGGCGCCATCGTCCGGATCGTAGGACGACAGCCCGAGGTCGACGCCGCCGCCGGCGTTGGCGGCGAGATACATCAGCGCCCGCCGCGGCACCGGCGCCGGCAGTTCGTCATTGCCGGCCGCCGCCGTCACCGGCCGGCGGAGCGAGCGGTCAAGCTGTCCCTGCAGCTCCTGCGCCGCGATCGTCAGCCGGTCGAACTCGGTGTTGAGCGCTTCGGCGCGGAGCGTCGCCGCCGGCTGAAACACCGTCGTGCGCTCGATGCGCTGATCGCCGGCGAGCAGCACGGCGGTGCCGGACGGCGGCGGCGTGGTGAACGTCACCGTTCCGCCCGTCTCGACACCGGCGCCGCTGACGCTGTAGCCGGAGGTCTGCCGCTCGTTATCGAGGTAGACGGCGAGCGAGGTCGCGTCGAGCACCAGGAACGGAAAGTCGAACTCGGCGTTGAGGCCGCTCGCCGTGTAGGCGATTCGCCGCGGAATATCCAGGACGCGGGCGTCGGTCATGGCTGGCCCCTTTCAAGGCGACGGGTGTCAAAATCGCGGAAGATGTCCGGGATCAGCTGCGGGTTCTCCGCCAGCACCTGCTGCCGGGCCGCGTCGCGATAGTCCTGCAGCACCTGGGCGATCAGCTGGCGGCGGCCCTCGTCGCCCGGCTGCGCCAGCCAGGCGCCCGCCAGCGGGCCGCGGCCCTCCGCCATCTGGTTAAGCACATCCCTGGCACCGAGACCGTCCAGGTGCGCAAGCGGAAGGGCGTTGCCGGCCAGTTCAACCATGCGCCAGTAGGCCGCGGGATGACGGCGGAGGTCGACCTGCCCTTCGACGGCGCCGAGCACCGGATCCTCCATCTGGAACGTCTGTTTCCACTGCGGCGGCGACGGATAGAAATCCAGGCCCTTGAGCACCTGATCGATCGGCGCCGGATTGAACCGGCTGGATGCAATCGGCGAGACGAAGTCGTAAGCCCAGCCGAATCCGGATGACGTGCTGAGCGGCTGCCCCCAGAGATCGCGCTTGACCGGCAGGCTGGAGTGATCGCCCGGCAGCCGGTTGTGCACGGCATCCGCCATGCCGGACAGCTGGCGCTGCCAGGGATCTTGGGCGCGCGCGATGTCGTTGAACACCGTCGGCACCACCGATCCGGCCAGGCGCTCGACATAGGTTTCCGCGGCCTTGTCCTGCATGATGACGGCGCGCATGAAGCCGGAGAACCCGGACATCCATGATTTCGATAGTGCCGAGGCGGCAATCGCAGAGATCAGATCGGCGTGCGCCCGGGTGACGTTGACCTCGGCATCGGCATCGAAATCGGGCGACGCTGCCCGCAGCGCCAGGTCGCCGGCGACGCCTAAGATGGTGCCGAGCGGATCGATGCGGTTGAAACTCCAGTAGCGGTCGCCGATCAGCACCGCGTATTCGCGTTTGCCCGACCGGTAGAAGTGGTCGCGCTCGCCGGCATCGATCGGCGCCCGGCCGGTGATGTAGCCGCGCATCGCCAGATCGGCCGCAGTCAGCCCCGCCGCCGTGCCGGTCGCCAGCCTGGCCAGCGCCATGTCGCCCCGCGCACCACCGGCGGCGATGTCGTCCCGCCACTCGCGCACCAGCGGCGCCAGCGGCGAGTGCTCGGTCGCCCAGAGGAAGATCTTCGCCGGCGTCTTGACGAAGGTGAGCGGCACCTTCAGCACCGGCACCTGTTCGCGGAGAGCCAGCAGCGCGCGCAGTTTCGGGCCCGGATCGTTGGTGAAGGTCGCCTGCTGCGCCTCGTACAGCGCCCGGTCGTGCAGCGCCGCCGGCGGTTCGGCCAGCAACGCGTTGACGCGCTCGCGCAACGCCAGGTCGCCGGTGAGCCGGCCGGCCTTCTGTTCGCTCATCGCCTGGCGGAAGGCAAGACGCTGCAAGGCGCCGCGGTAGATCATCGTCTTGTTGACGACGTCCTCGACCTCAAGCGCGCGGGACGGAATGTTGGTCACCGCGCCGAGCGTGTCGGCGACGGCGGCCGGGAACGTGCCCGGCCGGATGCCGAGCGCGTCGGCCGACAGCGGCCGGGCCTTGATGTCGAGCTTGCCGCCGCCGAACGGATCGGCGGCGCCCGCCATCGACCGCCAGGCCGTGCTCGCCTCGTCATAGTGGCGGCTGATGCGGAACGCATCCTTGACGCCTTCGATCTGGCCGAACAGCGCCTCGGCAGCCTCGCCTTTTTCGACCATGTCATCGGTGCGGCCGAGGACCGAGCCGATGCGGCTGGCAACGAAGGTGTCGAAATTGTTCCAGGCGGCGACCACAGGGCCGGAGACGGTGTTGGCGACGTGCGTGCGCGGCCCCGACAGCAGCGCGTTGACGTAGACCGACCACAGCGCCTCGCCGGCGCGGGCGCGGAGCGTGCCCTTGACCAGGGCATCCCGCGCCGTCAGTTCGCCCGAGCGGCCAAGCGCGGCGACGCGGGCGGCGAGCGCCTGGTTGAAGTCGGCGCCGCCCATCTCGTCGACGAGCTGCGCCAGTGCCCTCTGCTGGCTCTGCGTCTCGCGGACGGCGATCTTCCAGGCGTTCAGCGACCGGCCGGAGGCCGATGCGGCGCCGGCAATCTCGTCCTGCACGACGTTGTTGATCGCCATCATCTTGCGGAACGCGGCGAGATTGCCGGGCGACGGGTCGCGCGTCGCCGCTTCCGCTGTCTCGGTCAGCTTTTCCGACGTCGCCAGCCAGAAGCTGCGCGCCGCGTGCGTCTCCTCCGCCGACAGCGGCCGTTTGCCGCGGCTGAACAGGGCGTCGAGCGCGTCGACCTCGCCGGAGTGCAGCCGGGTCGTCGCCCACGTCTGCACCGGACCCTTGGCCGCGGCGAGTTCGGGCGCGCGCAACGCCGCTATCTGCTTCATCGCCGCGCGCACGTCGTCGAGCGACTCGATGCGTGAGAAGTTGATCTCAACGCCGGCGCCGATTTCGGTGCGGCCCGTCGCCGGCGGCGTGAACGGCTTCGGCGGCGACAGCGCCTCGGACACGACACGGTCCTCACCGAACTTGGCCGCGGCATCGGCCGCCTGCATCTCGGCGCGGATCGCCGCTTTCGGCGACGGCGTCTCGACCTTGCGCACCAACGGTGCGTCCGGATCGCCGAGGATCAGCCAGTCCCGCTGGAAGCGCTGCTGCGCCGCCTCAGCCGCTGCGCGCTCGCTTTCCGCGAGCGCGTCCGCCACCGTCGGTGTCGCCGGCAGGGCGGGCGCTCCCGCCGGTTGTGCTGGCGCGGCCATGCGGGCGCGCGCATTTCGTGAAATCGCGCGGATGGCAAAAAGCAGCCCGTCGGTGAGCCCGCCGAGAGCCACGCCTTCCAGAGCCCGCTTGCCGCGGTTCAGCCAGTCAGGCGCCTCCGGATCGATCGCCAGCAGTTCGGTGACCGGATTGGCGAGCGCCGGCTGCGCCTGGATCAGGTTGGAGAGATCCTCCTGCTGCGCGTCGAAGAACGCCGCGTCGGACATTGCGCCGCGCGCGGCCGTCTGCGCGCCCCGCGCCAGGCCGCTGGCGGCGGTGCCGAACATCTTGCCGGCGGTGTTGTAGCCGGTGAGGAACTGCGACACGCCGGAGACGACACCGCCGAGCGGCGTTTCCGGCGGATCGATGACGCCCTTAACCGCCTTGATGAAGGCGTCCGGATCGGGCGGGAGCTGGCCGCTGATCGCCTGATAGCCGCGGTCGTAGGCGTTGGGCCAGGCGAACGACGGCGGCGCCGCCGAGCGCAACGTCTCGGCGGAGGACGCCAGCCCCTGCACCATGCCGTGGACGACGCCGCGCGGCACCTCGCGAAGGTTGTCGAGCCCGGTGGCGACGGCGCCGCCAAGGGTCAGGCCGGCCTCTTCGTCGTCGACCGGTGCCGCGACCAGTTCGGCCATCTAGGCAACCCCCATCCACAACAGTTCCGCCTCGCCGCGCCAGCGCCTGGCCGTCGCCCGCGACGCCGCAAGATCCGTTTCCGCCTCACTCAGCCGCCGCCGCAACAGCGCCGCCTCGGCAAGCGCCGCATCGAGCGCGGCAACGATGCGCGCCTGGCCAGCCGCCATCGCCGTCAGCCGTGACGCCGATGCGGCCAGCTCACGCTCTAAGTGTTCCCGCCGCGTGGCGGCATCGGCGGCCGCCGCATCGGCCTCAGCAAGCAACCGCCGCAGCCGGGCAAGTTCTGACGCGTCGGTGCGCCGCCGGCCACCGCCGCCGGACGGCCGCGCGCGCAGCGCGGCAAGTTCTTCCGGAGACACTAGGACTTGCCGCATTGCCGCGGCGAAAGTCGTCGCGTCATCAAGGACCACAGACGCCACGCCGGCAATGGCGATCGCCGCCGCCGCTTCTGCCGTCGCGTCATCCAGCGTTACCGCAGCGACGCCGGAAATGCTGTTTGACTCGCCGGCCGCCGTAACCGTCGCGTCTTCAAGCGTGATGGCAGCCGCCGCGGCAATGTCGACGGTGCCCGCCGCCGTCGCGGTTGCGTCATCCAGCGTTACCGCGCATTCTCCGGCAAGCGCCAGTGTCGCAGCGGCAGTCGCGGTAGCGTCCGCCAGCGGAACAGCGACCGCGCCAGCAATCGGCGCCATAGCAGTAGCGGCAACGGTCGCACCGTCTAGGGTAACTGCGGCCACGCCAGCAATAGCGAGCGCGCCGGCCGCTGTCGTCGTTACATCGCCAAGCGCGACAGCAGACGCGCCCGCAATAGCAATGGTCGCGGCAGCGCTTGTTGTAGCATCAGCCAGCGTAATCGCCGCTTCGCCGCTGATTGGCGCGGCGCCGATAACAGACTCTGCAGAGACTGTCGCGTCTGCCAGGGTGATTGCCGCAGCGCAAGCGATCGCCACGGCGCCTGTTGCTGTGGTTGTGGCGTCCGCGAGCGTGACGGCTGCAGCGCTGGCAATATCAACCGTCGCCGCAGCAGACGATGTGGCCGCCGCCAAGGTGACCGCAGCCGCGCCCGCAAGCGCCACAGTGCTGGCAGCGCTGACCGTTGCCGCTTCCAGCGTGATCGAGGCAGACCCAACCGGCCCCACATCTTCGGTACGTAGCGCAACGATCGCCGCGTTGGCATTGACGAGCGCTGTTACGCTGCTCGTTTCGGACTTGCGTTTCAGGTAGATGCTGTGGCTGCCTGCGCTTGGCGTCCACAGGTCGGCGAAGAAGCATGACGCGGCGGAGCTGGCCGCATTGCTCTCCCAGTAAGGAGCACCCAGCGTTGTCGAGTCTTCGAGCAACGAGAACTCGACGGAGATCGTGTTGCTATTTCCTTCACACAGCGCGGCGGCGAGGACCAAGTACTTGTTCGCTGTCGCCGTCCACGTCAGGGTCAGCACAGTCGCCGCGGTAGTGTCTGTGCCACTGTTGTTGCTGGCGAGAACCGTCTGGTTCGTTTCCGAAAAGCCGGCATCCAACCGTAACGCCAGCAGTGCCGCTTTCTGAATGCCGGTCGTCGCGCTGTTGTTCAGCGACGAATATTGGATCTTGAACGTCTTTGACCCGGTGGTGACGGAAGCCTTGTAGACGAGAGCATTCCACGTCAGGACGTTCGCCGCGTCCTTTGGCGTGGTGCCGTCATCAAACCACGCGGTGCTGCCGTCGCTGTCAAGGAGCCGCACTCCGACCGTGTCGGCCGTGGTGCTGCTGTCCGTGTTGGCGTAACCGATAAGCAGATAGTCGCCCGTGGTCGCTGGCGAGAACGTCAGGGAAAGCTGATCCGACCACGTTGAACTTGCTGTCGTTCGCCGCGTCGCATCCGCCGCGTACTGGTCCGCGGCATTGCTCTCGACGATGATGATCTTGCCGTTGCGCAGCTTCGAGGTATTCCCGCTCGTCTCCGACTTGACGCGCAGAATCCACGAGTTACTGACCGGCGAGGACGGCGATGTCCACTTGACGAAGCCGCCGAACGAGCGCCAGTCGATCGGCGAGGATGCCTCGCGTGCCTCCCAGTTCGTGGCCGCGAGCGTGACAGCGCCCGTGCTGTCGTAAAGTTCCGCCTGAACGTCGGCACTCGCGTTGTTAACCTGCGTATCGCAGGACCAGAAGATCCAATAATCTTTAGACCCGGTAGGCGGCGTCTGCGTCAGCGTGACGTGCGTGGACCACACCGAATTCGATGTGGTGCTCGTCTCCTCCGCAGCCGTCGCAACTGCCGCCCAGCGTGCCATGCTATGAGACCGGCGGGACGCCGTTGTTGTCGAGGAAGGTGTTCAGGCGCTTGAGCGCAGCGTAGAGCGCGCCGGAGTTCCAGTTCTGGTTCTTTGCCGCACCCTCAACCGCCGCAGCAAGCGCGCGGATCGCGAACAGCAGAGGCGTGATCGTCGGGTCAACGACGGCGCGGCGACGATGTTGCCGGCCGCATCCCGCCAGACAGTCACGCTGTCATAGACGGATTGCAGATCGGTGTACGTCTGACCGGCCGGCAGCCGCATCTCCGGATGCAGCCCGAGCTTGCGGGAGCAGATTTCGGTAAAAACCTGTTCGATCGTCGCAATCATCACGCATTCCCATCGGTGAAGGTGAAGCTTGTGATTGTGAACACCTGCCCAGAGGCGAACGAGGTGTTGTCAACGGTCATGTCGCCGCCACCGCCGGTCGCCGTCACTGTGCCCTGCGCGTGGCAGGTCGTGCCGTCGCTGGCGTACAGCCGCCAATGCGCGGCCGTGCCGGTGTTATCCGCTGACGCATCCTGCATGGTGCCCTGCAGCGCCTTGCTGCCGGAGCTTGCCGCTGCCGCCCAGTCCGATTGCAGCGACACGGTAGCGAGCACCGTCCCGCTATCCGCCGCCGCGCAGTTCGCCGGTTGCGCGCCCGTGCGGATCTTGATCACCGCCGACGTACCCACGGCCGTTTCAATTGCATCCAGCCGCGCATTGCGCACAGTGGTCGAAAATTGCACGGTCATCTCTTCACCTCGTCTGCTGTCGGATGGGATCGTCGTTCGACGATGCGGGTAATGTTGCCGGCGGCGTCGCGCTCGACCTGTCTGGTGATTTCGACCGGCATTGGCGGCGGCTGTGGCGGCGGTGCCGCGGCTGCCACCTGCTCTGCCTCTTGCCGGAGCGTGCGCAGCGCCGGCAGATCGGCCGGCGGCTGCGGTTCCGCGGCCGGCGACGGCGGCTGCAGGTGCTGGCGCAGCAGGTCGTCGGCCGCCATTTGCCGGCGGAACTGCCAGCGGCGCAGGTATTCGCCGCTCATGTCGTCGTCGTCCTGCGCGGGCATCATGGAGACACCTGCCGCGGTGCCGGTGTCGCGCCCTGGTTCCGCAGCTGCATGGCCCGCTCGGCGGCGGCCTTGTCGCGGTCGAGATACTGGCGCAGCAGCTCGGCACCCGCCTGGCGCTGGTCCGGCGGCAGCTCGGCGATGCGCGCCGCCGAGGCCGCGGCATCGACCGTGCCGCCGGCACCGGTGACGATGTAGGGCGCCGACGGCAGCACCTGCGGCAGCGGCCGCGACCAGCGCCGGGCGATCTCTTCCGCCGCCTGCTGCGCCACAGCGCGCGGCGGTGCGGCGATGCCGCCTTTTGTCGTCTCCTGCCACCAGGTGTTGTATTCGGCCGTGGCGTTGACCCGGCGGATGTCCGCGGCGGGATCGGCACGGAACAGACTGTAGCCGGTGATGTCGTCAATCAGCTTGAGCGCATCGGAGCGGACGCCGCCGGCCGTTTGCTGGCTTTCGTTCAGGATCTGGCTGAACTGCGCGCCGGAAATATCGCGCTTGCTGGCGGCGGCATGGGCGTCGCCGACGACATCTTCGCCTTCCGCAGCGCGGCGCAGCAGTGTCACGAAAATGCGATCGTCAGCCTTGCTCTCGCCGCTCTTCTGCAGCATCGACAGCCCTGACGCGATCAGGTGCGACGGCACGTTCGCGGCGCGCAACTTCTGCACGTCGGCGAGCGTCGCCTGGCCGGCGTTGGCCTTCAGGTAGAAATCCGACATCATCGCGTTTTGCTGCTCCGCCCGCGCACGATCGGCATCCGCCTGCGCCGCCTGGCGCTGGTGCACCAGCTGGTTGCGCTCAGCGGTCATCTGCGCCGATGCCTGGCGCACCCGGTCCGGGTCCATGCCGCGGGCGGCCGCTGCGGCCTCGAACTGCGTCTGGAAGCGGAGAGACGCGCTCGGGCCGCCCTTCGCCATCGTCCGGTCGTGCTGGCCCATGTACTCCTCAAAAACGACGTCCTGGTGCAGGCCGGCCTGCATCGCCGCGGCCCGCTCTCCCGTCATCAAGCCGTCGGTCATGGCGACCCCGATCGTCGCGCCATGCTCGGCGAGCGCCGCCGCCAGCGCGTCACCGTCACCCGCGCGCGCCGCGCGCAGTGCCCGCTGGTTGATGTTGTTGAGGTTGGTTAATACTTTGGCCTGGTTTTGCTCCTCGGCGCGGCGCTGCCGCGCTGTCTCGGCGGCAGCCAGATGCGGCAGGGCGCGCTTGTCGATATCCTCGGCGAGCAGCGGCTTCCACGCGTCCGGCGCCAGCTTCACCTGGTCGGCCTGGTACGTCTCGACCGCTTGGCGGAGCGCCTCCGGATTCGCCGGATACTGCTGCGCCAGCGCCTGCAGGCGCTCGTCGGTATTCGTCGCCATGCGGCTGAGCCAGCCGCTCATCGCGCCCTTGTCGCGCGCCTGGGACGCGGCGCTCTCGTCGCCGGAGACCGGCGGCGGCTGGCCGGACGCGGCCGCCGTCATCCCCGCCGCCGTGCCTTCGACCTGCGCATCGCGCATCACCGCCGCCTGGTGCTGGGCGAGCGCCTGCGTCAGTGGGCCGTCGTTGATGCCGTCAAGGAAATCGAGCAGCGCGCCGGTGAGGCCGGTCGCCAGGCCTGCCGCGGCGGGCGGGCGATAGCGGCGAACGTCCAGCGTCGGGTTGACGACCGGAACCTCGGTCATTTGGCCAGCGCCTGATAGTTCGCGTAACTGCCGGCGGCTGAGCCGCCGAAGCTGAGTGCGGCGTTGATCGGCAGCTGCGACATCTGCCGGCGCAAGCCTTTCAGGGCCGCGTCGCGGGCGATCTGTTCGCGGTTGAAGGTGTCGATATCGGCGCGCGCCTGCGCCGAGATTTCCGCATTCGCCGCCTGCTGCACCGCCAGCGCCGAACCGGACGACGGATCGATGCCGCTCGCCGCCAGGCCCGCGCGCTGCGAGCCTAAGATCTGCTGCAGGTAGCGCATCCGGCCGCGCTGGCGTTCGGCAAGGGCAGCCTGTTCCGCCGCGCTCTGATACTGCAGCTGCGCCTTCTGCAGCACGCCCTGGTCGTGGGCCTGTTTCGCCTGGAGCGCCGCGCCGGCGGCCTGCATGCCAAGGGCGGCAAGGATCAGTGCGGAGATTTCTGCCTCCTGATAGCGGCACCGGCGGCGGTTTGACGGCCGCCGCCGGTGGGTCTTAGCCGTACTGCCGGGCCTTACGTAATCGCGGCGTCAGCGTCGAACTCGAAGACGAAGCAGCCGTTGGTGTCGATGCAGACGGCGCCGGCCGACAGCATGTTGTTGACGAACCAGGACGCCCGGTCGCCGTGCCAGGTCACGTCCGACGTGATGTCGAGCCCTTCAGCCAGGCCGACGGCCGTCTTGTGGTAGCCGACGCACTTCTTGGTGCCGGTGCCGGCCGAAAGTCCGGTGTGCATGATCCACCAGGCTGAGTTCCACCAGCGGGCGCCGGCGCCGTTGCGGGCGACGAGCGGATGATCGCCGACATAGGCGTCGTTGACGAACTGGTCGATGGCCGTCAGCTGCGCCCACGTGTTTTCATCGACAATCACGTAGCGGTCGCCGTCGTCCGGGATGTCGGCGGCATTGAAGTGCTTGATGATCTTGATCGCGTTCGCCTTCGACATGACCGTGCTGCTGTCGCCCCAGGTCGTGGCGTTGGCGGAGATCTTTGAGATGATCATGTCGTCGATCTTGCGGCCAAGGCCGTAGGCGCCGGCGTTGACGATCACCCGCTTCTCGTCGATGTTGGTCTTCAGCTCGTCGAGCTTGTCGCACCAGTCGCCGGCGTACCAGTCGGCGAGCGCGCACTCGACCGGCGTGTGGTCGAGGTTCATCGGCGGCACCTCGCCGTGCCGGGTCTTCGACGACGCCGCGCCCTTGCCGACCTTCTGGAACGTCGTCGACTGCCCGATCACACCGGTCTTGCGGCGCACGGTGTCGCGCAGTTTTGACGCCATCTGCTGATAGGCGACGTGGACTTCGGCCTCGAACTGTTTGATGAAGGCGGCATCAATCTGTGCCATGAGTCAGTTCTCCCCTTAGCTCGGATCGATGACGAGGGTGACGTTGACGGTCTTGCCGGCGGTGGCGCTCGGGAACGCGGCTTGCACCCGGAAAGTTGAGGCAGTGTATGCCATTCAATCGCACTCCGATGTGTTGAAGGATCAACGTATCGAGGGTGCGATTGCCCGGGTCAGCGCCCGGATCGCCCTCTAACGCGCTGTCGCGCGCGCTAGCGGGGTTGGCGTGGCCGGATCAACCCGTGATTGCCCGGCTGTGCCAGTGTAACGCACAATTGCAGCGGAATGTCAAGCCGGCTAACGATACGTCGCCGCGCTATGGCGGGCGGGCCGCAATGGGATCTTCGCAATCTGCGCTGACCATCGCCGGCGCTTAAGTGATCCCCCAGTCGACCGCCGCGAGCCACAATAGGCGTCGTTGAACCAGTCGCCGCCGTGCTTGACACCATCGCGCCCGGGCGGCGGCATCAACGCCGGTACGTCGCCCCACAGATAGAACGACCCGTAATGCCAACGGGCGCGGCCGACCCAGCGCTCGGCGCCGTAGACGTTTTCGACAACGAGCGGAATATGCCGGCCGGCGGCAGCGATGGCCTCCCGCTGGATGCGAAAGCACGCATCGAACAGGGAATTGTCCGGCGGCGGCAAAGCCTTGGCGCGCTTGAACGGCATCGCCCGGTAGCTGTACGCCTGGCAGGGCGGCGACGCCACGATCAGCGCGGCATCGCGGAACTGCGATCCGTGCAGCGTCAACACGTCCTGGATGACGAGTTGCGCCGGATAGCGTTCTTCGCCGTACTGGTGCCGCTCGATATCGAAGCCGATGACGTCGTAGCCCTCGGCGAGCAGGCCATCCGTCCAGTCGCCTAAGCCGCAGAACAGGTCGATGGCAAGCGGCGGCAGCATATCAAGGCACTCTGCGGCGGCGAGGCCGGTCGAGTTCTTCATCTTCGGCCGGCTCATCGATCAGCACCTGGCGGTGCAGGCCGAGCAGATCGCGACCGCAGCAGTTGCCGTTCTCGGCGTGGTAAAGGCGCCCGTCCGGCGCCTGGTAGTAGACGCGTTCGCCGGGTAACGGCCCCTCGGTGTTGGTCAGCACCGGAATGGCGCGCGCGTGCATGTTGTATTCGTCTTTCAGCAGCCAGCCGACAATCGGTTGCGTCACCACATAGGGGTCGTCGTAGCCACGCTCCGCCGTCGTCACCATCCGCCAGCCCGGTTCTGCAGGAATCATCTTGCTCATGTGTTGGCACTCACTTCCGTTTCGACGCTCAACAGTGTCAGCGGCACCGGCGCGCTGCCGATGATCCGCCAGGCAGGGCCGGCCGTGTGCCGCCAGCCGGACATGCGGACGCTGACCTCGCCGCTGAACAGCGGCGGCACCGCGTCCAAAGCGACATCGTCGCTGACATCGAGCGGCACGACGTGCGCGCCCTGGCCGTAGTCCAGCCGCAACTGGCCGGTCTGGTACAGGCGGAACGTCGCCGTCACCGGCCGCCAGCGCGACGCCGGCGTTTCCTCCGGCTGCTGCAGCAACGACGGCGACAGCGGCCGGATGACATGGGTGAACGCGAGCCCGGCCTCGACGGTTTCGGCCACGCGCGGCAGGGTGATCTGGCCGTTCGTCACCGTGAACGTGCCGGCATCGCCGCCGTCAGCGACGACGCTGATTTCCGCTTCTTCCAGGTGGTCGAGCCCGGACCAGATGTAGCCGCTGCCGTCGCTGCCGAACAGGCAGGCGTCGGTGTGCGCCGCCGCATCGAAACGCAGCAGCAGCGGCGTATCGTCCCGATCAACGGCGAGATAGGTGACCGCGCCGAGCTGCGCCGCGCCGGTCACCGGCAGGGTGCCGTCGCCAATCTCCTGCAGCGTCCATGCCTGTACCTGCTCGCTCCGCTGCAGCGCCAGCGTCGCCAGCGTGCCGTCGGCATTGACGACGTGCAGCCAGCGGTTGACGGCATCCCAGCAGAGCGCCGACGGCGCCGTGATCAGGTGCGGCGCCAGCAGCGCCAGGTCCGGCGCCTCGTACGCCTGCTGGACATCATCCCACTGGAAGATGCGCAAGCCGGCGGCGGTGCGCGGCACGAAGGCGACGGCGCCGTCGACGCCGCAGGGCGGCACGCTGCGGTCGATTGGCGAGCCCATGCGCGTCTGCCGCTTCGCCTGGATCTTGGTCGGCGTCAGCGGGTCGCCCGACAGCATGTATTCGGCCCCCGACGTAAACACCAGAAGGTGCGTCGCCGAGACGACGGCGCGGACGGCGTTGACCTGGTCGTCGAGCAGCTCGATGTCAATGGCGTCGTCGTCGTCGGCCCCGCCAAGATCGAAGTTGAAGAAATCCGCCGTTGCCGACAGCCAGATGCGGTTCGGAAGATCGCGCGACCCCCCGACTGCGAGCCGGCTCTGGTGAAAGCTGACCGAGACCGGCCAGCCGCGGCGCGCCGACCACGCCGGTTCCGTCCAGTCGGTCGTCGGCTGGGTGTTCTTCAGCGTCTCCTTCACCGTCGCCGTCGCCGTGCGCGCATCGGTGACGGCGGTGATCAGCACTTCCTTGCCGGCGAGGCGGTAGCGCTGGCCGACGCTGTCGTCGTCAAAGGTGTCATGGCTGGCGGTGATCGTCACGCCGGTGCCGGTCGTCGCCGATGCCTGCAGCGTCGATGACGACGGCAGGAATTTGCGGTGCGGCTGCTGGATGTGGCTCACCTGCGGACTCGCCTCGGTATCGATCTTCTCGACGAACGTCCAGGCGCCGACCGTCCACGTCGTGTGGCTGGTCCGCGTGATCTTCAACGGCGGCATGTCGGGGTGCGTCAGCAGCAGCGTGTCGGCCGTCTGCGCCCAGTAGAGCTGGTCGAGCATGGCGGCCGTCCACGGCAGCGTGGGCACCGCCGGCGCGGCGTAGAGGCGGATTTCCGCGAGGTAGACCGTCGCCGTCGATGCCGACACGGCGCGCACCGTCACCCAGACGTGATCGAACGCCGTGATCGTGTCGGTCGACAGCACCGTCTGCCACGGCGTTTTCGTGTCCCTGACCTGCAGTTCGCCAAGCAGCTGGCCGTCTGTGTAGTAGTCGGCGGGTGCGGCGCCGGTCTTGCCGCGCAGCTCCAGCACGACATCCTGTGTGTAGTCGTCGTCGTTCGATTTGCGCGCGTAGCCGTAGTTCGTTGTCGGCCAGCATTCGACCTTGCTGATCGTCGTCGCCGCCGGGAACGTCTTGCCGCAGGCCCCCTTGCCGGCACCGGCGCCCGCCGCGGCCTGGGTGTTGTCCTGCGTCAGATCGTCATCGAACGCCGCCGCCAGGCCGCCGTTCGCCGTCATGTCGCCGATGCGGGTGCCAGCGGCGCGATCGATCAGCGCGCCCGCCGTGGTCAGATCGCTGACCGAGACGGCGAGGCGGACGCCATCCTTGTAGACGCGGAGCGCCCCGTCGGAAAACGCCAGCAGGTAGCGCTGTTCGGTGTTGAACTCGAACGGCACCAGCCGGGCTTCGCCGGCGAGTTCGTCGAGATAGCGCGTGCCCGGCCGCCGGGAGACGCCGGCCGGCAGCACGACGCAGCAGTTGCGGAGTTCGGCGGCGCCGTTCTCATACGCCTTGAGATCGCTGCGGGCAGCCAGCCGCGGATCCAGCTCGCCGGCAGAGAAGTTGGTCTGCGTCATGCGCACGCGCGGCATTCAGTCCTCCATGTCCATCAGCTGGCACCAGCGGCGGTGCGCGGCCACACCCTCGCCGGGCGCCTTGCCGGCGGCGAGCGCCATCGCCTCCCAGATCGATCGCCAGGTGTCGACGATCTCCCAGGACTCCGGCGGCGGCGCGGGTTCGTCCATCAGCGCACGTCGATCAGCGAAAAGTCCTGCAGCGCCGCCGATGACGAGCTTTGGCTGTCGATCAGCCGGGCCATGCGCAGCTTGAGATCCGCTGCCTTCACCAGCGTCTCGTAACGCGACGTCGATTCCGTCAGCGGGATGACGAAATCGGCGGCCAGCGCCGCGACGAGGGCCGGCACGAAGTAGACCGGGAACATGTCTTCCGGCGGCCGCGAGATGTAGCGCAGCAGGATGGCGTCGTAATCGCAGAGGATCTGCTGGCTGTAGCGCTCGTAGCGGATGCCGGCCGACTGCGCCGCGATGCCGACCGCCAGCAGCCGGAGCGCATCCGGCGGCACCTGGAACGCGTACTGGAAATCGGCGATCGGTGCCACCGCCAGCGGATCAAGCGCCCGCGTCGCCACCGCGAATTCCCACGGGTGCGACGACAGCACCTGATCGCGGACCATCGGATAGAGCGCCGCGGCGGCGCGCGCCTCGGCGGAGGTATCGTCGAACGACTGGATGGTCTGGGCGCCGATGCCGATCAGCGCCATGTTGCAGATCTCGACGTTGCGGGCGACCATGGCCTACGCCCTCCATCCTGGATTGAGGGGTGCCGGCGATGGCTGTTCCGCCGCCGCCAGCGCCTGGGACATCCTCTCGACCTCCGCCCGCGCCGCCGGGTCGCCCCGCTGATAGTCCTTCTGGGCGATGCGCGCCCGCAGCGCCTCCTTCGTCGCCGGCGGTTGCGCTTGGGCGGCACTGGTGGCGCCGGCAACGGCGGTGTAGCCGTTGACGCCGGCCAGCAGCCGTTCGACCACTTCGACGCCCTTCGCCGACGAGGCCGCCTCGGCGAGCACGGCAAAGGCATCCTCGTCGCCGGCGGCGAACGCCTTGGCGCGCTGCGTCAGCGCATTGATGCGGGCATCGAGCCTGGCGGCATCACCGCCGGCATCCGCCAGCAGCTTCTGCCGCGTCTGCTCGCGCGTGCGCTGCACCCAGTCGCCCGTCCACACGGTGACCAGCTCGGAAAACCCTTCCGCCGACAGCCCGTGCTTTTTCGCCCACGTCTTGACGTCGGCGAACAGCGGATCATCGGCCGGCACCGGCTGCGGTGTGCCGGACGCGTCCGGCAGCATGATCTGGTAATCGTCCGGCGGCGAAGGCCGCTCGCCGAGTTTCTTCTCCGCTTCCAGGTAGCTCTTGGCGAGCGCGTCGACGCGGAGCGCGCCGTCATCGCCGAGGAAGCGCTTCGCACCGGCGATCGGCCGGCCCTTTTCGGCGTTCCAGAACACATCGGGCAGACCGTCCGGCTTTGCCGGCGGTGCCGGCGGTGCGGCGGTTTCGACCGGTGCCGGCGCCGCAGCCGGTGACGGGTCCGCCGGCGGGGTCGCAGTGGTGGGTTCAGTCGTCATCTCATTCTCCCAAAAGCACCTTGCCGCCGGCGGGGTTGACCGTCGCCAACAGCCCGCCCGGCGACGTCGCGATCATCGACGCCCGGCCGCGCAGCGAGCGCCGGATCAGCTCCTGCCGGCGTTTCTCTTCGTCGTCCTTCGGCACCGCCGCCGCGTCTGGAGCTCCTGGCACGTCCGGCGGCTTCATCATGTTGCTCACCGCGTCCCCAATTGCAGACAGGCCGCCGGTCGCAATGCCGATGCCGACGCGTTTTATTGTCTCACCGCCCATTATCCGCACTCCTTCGTCATGGGGTTCTGCCCTGTTCGATCAGCCGTTCGAGGTAGAGGACCAGCGCCCGCTGGCCTTCCAGGTGGCGGAGCGCCGCGTCGGACGCGGACGGCGGCAGCGCCGTGGCGGTGGTGATCGTCCTCAGGTGTTCCAGCACGCGCCGGCCGGATGCCTTGGAAAACACGCCGGCAGCGATCGAGGCGATCTCGCTGCTGCCGGCGGCGGCGTGTTCGTCCAAGTCCTCGAACGGCGACCAGCCGCCCATCATGTTCGCTTCGGTCATGGGGCCTGCTCCTGTTGTGCGAGCGTGCCGAGGGCGGCGATCGCCGGTGCCACGGCGCCGAGATCGGCGACCGCCTGCTGCTGCTGCTGCTGCGCCGCCAGTTCGGCCTGGAGTTCCGCCGCTTCCGCCGTCGACAGGATCAGCTGTTCCGGCACGCCGAAGGCGCGGAGGATGTATTCGTTGGTTTCGTGCAGCCGCAGCGCCGTCATCGCCGCCTGCGGCCCTGTCGTCTGCGCTGCCGCCACCACGCCGGCCTGCACCCGCATGGCGTCCGCCTGCCCCTGGGTGTAGGCGAGCCGGGACAGCGGCACCACCTCGGTGAACGTGCCGAGGCCGGGCGGCATCGCCACCTCGCCGGCTTTTTCCAGGATGTCGAAGCCGCGGCGCACCAGCGGCACCACCAGCTCCGCCCACATCCGCATCATCGGCATCACCTGCATTTTCTGCTGGTCCTCGGCGCGCACCGCCATCTCGTAGGCGGTGACGTCGCGGCGCTTCTCCATCGACGGCATCTCCGGGCCGACGATGGCGCGGCGGATGCGCGCCTGCAGCTGTTCCAGGATCAGGCCGGAGACATCGAACCGGCCGGGTGCCTGCAATGGCGTCAGGCCGGCGGAGCCGACCGCTTTCGGGATGATCGCGCCCGGCACCAGCCGGATGGTCGCCGGGTTGATGACGCCGTCGTCATCCGCCTGCCAGATGCCGGAGATGGCGATGGTGGCATTCTTCAGCGTCAGTTCGACCACCTTGTTGGCTGTCTTGATGTCGGAGAGCACCTTGAGCACGGCGCCGCGGCCGTAAGTCTCCCCCGGCGCCACCGACTGGCGGAAGACGATGAAGGGCGACGTGTCCTGCATCTCGTCGAGCATCAGTTGATCGTCGGCCTGGCCGGTTTCGGCGAACACCACGTATCGCCAGCGGCCGGTTTCCAGGTCGCGGATGGCGCCGGTGATCACCGTCGTCATCGCCTCCGGCCGCTCCGCCGCCATCGCCCGCTGCTCGCTGCTCAGCGAGGCCGCCGGCCAGCGCGATTGCAGCGTGTCGGCCCGGTAGGTGCCGCAGTGCCAGACGGCGAGCGGCTCCTGGCCGGGGCCGGGCTCCAGGTAGATGGCGGAGAACGGCACCGTCTCGAAACTGAAGCGGGTGGCCGCACCGGGCGGCGTCGGGTTGAACACCAGCACGCCCGTCGAGATCATCGCCTGGCAGAACGCGGCCTGCACCACCGAGTGGAAGTTCGAGCCGTTCAGGTGGCCGAAGAAGATGTCGCGGCTTCTGTCGAATTGCTCCTGCAGCTGCTGCACGTCGACGCGCTCGGCAACATCAGCAGCGATCGCCGGCAGCGGCGCCAGGCGGAAGAACTTCTCCGTCGAGGGCGTCAGCACCGCGGCGTGCGCATTGGCCGCATCCTCGACGGCAATCGGCGCCGTCGCGTCGTAGACCTCGCGGCGGCGGTTGGCGCCGGAGGTCGCCACGCCTTGAAAATAGGAATCGCCCTCTGGGTAGGCGTAGGTGTAGGCGTCGCCGAGCAGGCTGTCCCACTGCGAGCGCGCCGACTTCGCCGTGGCGTAGCGGCGCCTGATTTCAGTTATGCTGTCGGCTGGCACAGTCGTTCCTCCCGTTTCAGGCGGCGGTAAAGCTGCAAGGGGGTCCACACCCGCCAGGCGCGCAGACCGAGCACGTGCTTGACCAGCTCGACGCAGGTCAGCGGCCGGAGCCACGGCCGCGGCCAAGCCGGCTGCACCTTGGCGGCAACGACGACGCAGCCGTGTGTCTCCAGCTCGCGCGTCAGCGCAAACGCCGTCGTCTGGTAGAACGCCAGGTGCGCCGTCAGGCCTGTGTCTTCGACCATGATCCAGCCCTGCGGCACCTGCACGGCGACGCCGCAGTGGCGAAAGCCGGGCGCCAGCAGCCATTGCCAGCGCGATGTGAGCTTGTCCGGTTCCGCGAACCAGACGAGACACTGTGTCATCACCACCCCCCCAGCGGGTTGAAGTCAGTGGCGGCGGTGATCGGCGCGGACGCCTGGGTGCGATCTCGGCGGCGGCCCATCACCGCCAGATATTCACCGCCGCCGAGCAGGCCGTATTGCAACCCCTCGATCGGATGCGACCAGTCGTTCTTGACCGGCTTGGCGCCGTAACGGGTCTCGCCGCCGGCGGAGAACTTTGGAAAGTGGTACTTGCTGGCAAGGCCGCCGCGCACCATGCGGCAGCGCGGATCGATCAGGATGGCCGGGCCGCCGTCGTCGGCGGTGCCACGCAGCACGTTGTCGACCGCCTCGTAGCGCGGCGTCCAGGCGTTGCCGCCGGGGGCGACGCGCCAGCTGAGACCGGTCTCGGCCCGCATCACCCGGAGCCAGGTGTCCTCGCTCGCCTCGCCCGGCATGTCGGTCGACGGATCCGCCCAGCACTCAATGCGCGATGCCGGCCAGGCGGGAAAGCGGGTGCGCAGACGGCGGTTGACCAGGGCGGCAAGCTGACCGGCGCCCATGTTGACCTCAATAATTTCGTCGAGCACCAGCCATCGGCCGATCGGCAGCCACTGCAGCACGATCACCGCCGGCCGGCGCCCGCCGTCGGCACCGAGCACCAGGCCGTACTCCGGCCGCGGCACCAGCGGCACGGGCGACATGTGGCGGCGGTCGTCGAAGGTTTCGTACACCGGCCGGCCGCTCCTGGACGGCGCCCACTCGTTCAGCACCATCCGCCGGAACCAGCCTTGCTCGACGGTCGGGTCGTTGGCGAAGCGGGCGTAATACCCCTCCGGCAGGTTGGCGAGGTTTTCGGCGGCGGGCGACAGGCCGGAGGGCTGGTCGAACCACGCGAACGCCGGCCGCGGTTCCTGCAGCCAGTCGTGCATCCAGCTGTCGACATCGCCTTTGTTGGCATCGAAGACGACGCCGAACCAGGGCGGCGAACCGTGGCTGCGGTCCGGGTAGCGGCCGCAGCGGCCGACGGCCCACGTCACCGTCTCCGGACCCGGGAAGGTCGCAAGTTCGTTGAGGTAGATGCAGGTCGCCTCAAGGCCGGAGAAGAACGCCTCCATGTCGGCGTCTTCGCCGGGCGCCAGGAACTGCGCATCGAACTCCAACAACCCGTCGCCCATCTGCAGCCGCAGCACGTGCTGGGCCGGGCGGTCTTTCGAGCCGACGAACCCGGGATAGAGGCCGGGAGGAAATACCTTGTTCCAGGTCGGGATCGTTGTGCGCCAGAGTTCCGGGTAGCTGGTGCGCAGCGTGATCAGGCGAAAGCGGCGAATGCCGTCGACGGGCGACGGCGGCATCGCCATCGCCAGCGCCGCCAACTTGTTGAAGGTCGCCCGCGTCTTGCCCGAGCCGATCGGGCCGGTGATGCCGGCGGCACCCGAGGGCGAGGCCGCCGAGCGCGGCCACGACTTCGCATAAGCCGCCAGCACCTTGTCGCGCGGCCACGGATCGAGAAAGGCAATGCGCTCGTTCACCCGATCCCCCGCTGCGGATTTTCCCTTACCGCCGGCGTGCGTGCAAAGGGTATCGCCACGATAAAAAATCCCAAGCGCAACGCCCCTCCGTGCGCGGTGGCGGCAGGCGGGGGGGCCCCCCCCGTCGATTCCGGCCGGCCGGCGCGGAAGCGGCGGTCGACAGCCATGACGGCGTCCGGCGGCTGATGCATAATCAGCGGACCGATCTGACGCGACGCCTTATAAATCAACGCGTTTCGCATCGTCTTCCAACTCGTCCGTTCCAACTGGCGTGCCGTCGATGACCGTAACCCCTTGATCCGCCTCATTCTCCTCGGTGCCGAGGCCGATGGCCCGGGCGATGGCCTCGCCGAGCAGCTGGACCGGCGCTGAGCCGCCGCCGGCGTCGCTGCCGCCGGCCGGAGGCTGCCCCACGTACACCGCTAATGCCCCTTTAGCCTCGATTTCGGCCGCGATCGGCAGCTTCTGATGCCAGTAGGGAAGGAGCGCGATCAGCGCGGCCTGCTGCCGGTCGAACGCTTCGGCGATCCGACAACGCAGCGACGTCGCGAGCGTCTTGGTATCGGCAGCGGCGATACGCGCCAGGCGCAGCATTGGCGGCGCATAGCCGGACCGTTCCAAATATTCGAGCATGTCCGTCGTTCGCCGGTTGCGGGCGCCCGGCGGCCGGCCGCGGCCACGGCGCTTCACCGGCGCGGCGAGGCCGGCGAGAAGCCCGTCGACATCCGCAAGCGTCATCTGTTCCGGCGGCGGATCGCCCGCCAGATCATCGACCGCCGCCTCAATCTCCGACGCCTTTACCATCCGCAGAAATATTCCCTTCGTCGCCGCTCGGCTGCCTGTTAGGCCCCGTTAGGTTCCTGTTAGGCGCCAAGCCATTGAAAGAATTCTCTTATTCTCTATTCCTAACAACCTAACAGCCTAACAGACCTTCCTACATGCGCGCGCGCGCGCGCACACATGTATAGGAAATCCGCCGTTAGTTAGTTAGGCTGTTAGGTGTGTTTGTTTTCAAGCACTTAACACCTAACAGCGACCTAACAGCCGGGCGCATGGCGGACCCTCCGCGCTTCCAGTCCGGCTGACTTCTCTTATTGCGATCAGGGAGGGGGTCATCATATCTGCAGGCTCTCCGCCGTCCCCGGATCCGGCGACGCCGGCTGCGGCCTGATCGCGGCAAGCGGGATCACGGCGCAGCGGCAGACGACGCCGCCAACCCAGAGCGGCCGCGACGTCTCGATGCCGCCCGCCGTCCTGGCAAAGCGCCTGGCCGACTGTACCCAGACGGGCGTGCCGCTGGCGCCCGCCGCCCAGTGCGTACCCTTCAACAGTTCCGCCAGCCCTTGGTGGCGGTTGGCTACACCGACCACTGGGGAAGGGTAGGCGCCGCCCGGCAGGGTCAGCGAGCCGATCCACAGGCCGTACGTGCCGCAGATCTGCCGCGCGGCCTCGACGTCGCCCCCCGTCAGGCCGTGCGCGCGGGCAATCCACTCGGCGATCGTCTTCCGTCCGCCGTCGCGCTTGGCATCGACAGCTGTCGACAAAATCCGCTGCACCAGCTCATCCTCGTCGCACCCCCGTTCCGCTGGCGACGGCTCGGACGCGCGCACCAGATCGGCCCAGCCGCGCGTGCTCGCGTCCATCTCTTCCGGATCGTCGTAGAGGAGGACTTCGGCGGCCGCGAGCAGCGACGAAAACTCTTCCGACGCCCGCGAATCCATCGGGCCTGATCCGCCCGCCGCGCGCAGCGCCTCGTCATAGCGGGCGTAAACCGCCGGCAGCCGCGGCCAGGCCTGCACCACGCGCCGGCGCAGCAGCCGGCCGATTTCGCGCAGCCGGCCGGCATCGAGCGGCGGCATCCGCCGGTCGCCGAGCGCGTTGAGTTCCAGGATGGCGACGCGGGACCGGTCCTGCGGCGACAACGCCGGGATCAGGATCGCCTGCATCAGAAAGCATGACCGGGTAACGAACTGCTGCCCGGCGTGGTCGGCACCGCCGCGGAGAATGAGCCCGCCCGTCGACGACAGCCGGGCCAGCATCATCGTCTGCTGCGCGCGGCGGTCGTCTGCGGATGCTTCCAGTTCATCGATAATCGCCGGCAGGGTCGAATAGCGGAGCGCCTGGCGCAGCCCGGCCTCGGACGTGTCCGAGACGGCGACGGAACCGCCGTCGAACACGGGCCCGAGCACCCGGTCTTTCAGCGTCGATTTTCCGGTCCCCGATCCGCCGGTCAGCCATGCGTGCGGCCGCCACTTGGTCGCACCGCCAAGCAGCGCCGCGCCGATCCAGCCGAGCAGCAGGACAGGGTCCAGATCCGGCCGGCGCCAGGCCCACGTCCGCAGCAGCGCCAGCAACTCCGCCGCCGCCGCGCCGGCAGCAACGCCGGCAGCAGGGCGCGGCAGCGGCGCTGCGGCCGGATAGACGCAGTCGCCGATCAGGCCGGGCGCTTCGGCGCGCTCGCGGCCGTCGCGGTCGATGATCAGCACCTGGTCGCCGCAGTGCAGAATGAGCGCGCCGTCATCGTCCGACCAGGCGCCGGCGCCGCGGATGCGATCAAGCGCCGACCAGACGCCGCGGCGGGCGCAGGCGGCGAACAGCTCCTGCGCCGCCTGGTTGTAGTTCGGGCCGTCGACCTTGCCCGACTTCGCGAACCGCGGCCAATGCTTTTCCAACCAGTGATGATGCAGCTGAAATAATGACTCGATCTCGAGCCGCGCCATCTTACCGGCGGGGACCGTCCGAAGCTGCCGCAGCGGATCGAGGAAGTGATAGACCGATCCCTCGGTGCCGAGAGCGATCACCGGGCAATCGTCCGGCAGACCGTCCGCCCGCGGCCTTGGCGGCTTCGGCGGTTCGACCGGATTGGCCGGCTCAACTGGCTCCGCGGCATCGAGCGCGCGGCGGACGGCGTCGAGATGCACAATTTTTTCTTCGGGCTCAGTCATGCCGCTTGACACCGTCGATTATCGGCACGATAAAAAGCGGGACGATAACGGAGCGCCCGCCGTTGGGCGCTGCAGAGACGCAGCTTAACTGGAGGGACGGAAGTGATCGATCCAACATTCGTTCTAACGTCTTGGAATAACCGACAGCCCGAATTGGTAAAGGGCCTGGCGCCTGCAATGTTGCGCGCCGAGCGCCGCGCCGCGGCGGAAGGCAGCGTCGTCCACGTGACTTTACGACTCGGCCCAGACTCCGATTACGACCGAGTAAGAGATGTCGGGCCCGACGGTCAATGGGGAAAGCGGTGGCATGACGTCCTCCGGCCGAACTCTCTCTCCGCGCTCGAAGAGGACGAGGCCTACGACGAGGAGTTATGACGCGGCGGCCCGTCATGCCGCTTCCCCTCCATTTAGGAGGAGCGCATTGAAATCCTTTGATCCGGCCGGCGCGCGTGCCACCAGCACCCGCCGGCCTTCGCCGTTGAATCGGGCGATCGCCTTGTCGAGCGCTTTCGCCGCCGGAGATCCGGCCGCATCGTTGTCGGCGCAGAGGACGACGGTCGCGATCGCCTTCGGCAACGCCAGCTGCGCCAGGTTGCCGGCCGAAAGCGCGGCGGCAACCCGCCAGTCCGGGCGCGCGATCGCCACTGTCAGCCCGTCCTCGATCCCTTCGGCGATCGCCAACGTCTCGCCGTCCGGCGCCAGGCGCATCGGCTTGCCGGAAGCGCCGCGCCAGATCGGGATCAGTCCGCCGCGGGACCCTCCCAGCATTCGCTTGGCTGCCGAGCCCGGCGGATCACCGAGCGGCGCCTTGATCACGCCTCCCCAGGACAGTCGCTGGAGGAACGTCCGGTGGATGCCGATGGCGCGGCCGTCGTCTTCGCCCGTGCCGCAGATCAGCGCGACCATCGCCGGCCAGAACCCGCCCTCGAACGCCAGTTCGGGATGGTAGCGGATGGCGGCGGGCTGCCGGCCGAGGCCGGCGAGGCGGATGCCGCGGCCTTGCAGGTAGGCATCGACGGGCGAGCCGCGCAGCACGGGCGAGGCGGCCAGCCACAGGCCGATGGCGGACTCGCGCCGGCGGACGCCGCTGTCTATGCCGCCAGCCGGATCCGGCGGCGCGGCCGGCCGTTTCGGCAGCGGCGCGGCCGGCGCACCGTCGAGCCCGAGAAAGTCACAGCCCCAGCGCCAGGCCTCGCCCCGGTCGCCGCCGAACAGCACCTGCGCCACCAGGTCAAGGGCATCGCCGCCGCTGCCGTCGGCGAACTCGCACCACAGCCCCTGGTTCTGGCCGAACAGCTGGATGCGCAGCGACTGGCCGGCCTCACCGGCGACGCTGCCGACGACAAACTCGCGACCCTCGATACGCCCTGCCGGGAACAGCGCCCGGGCGACATCGCCGATCACCCGGCGCAATCCGGCCGCGACCTCGGTGATCGGTGCCCGCCCGGCCGTCATTCAGGTGTCCTGTTGCGGGTGCCGGGCGGCGCGCGCCCGGATGGCAATGCCGCGGCCTTCGCAGAACGCGACGAGCGCCGGAGCGCTGGCGGCGTGCGCCTCTTCCGCCGTCAAGCTGTCGCCGTGCAGTTCGGAGAGAACGCCGGCCAGCGTGGCGCGGAGCCGATCCAGTTCACCGAGGTCAACGCCGCCGGTGATCGCGCGCCACAACCGCCGCCAGTCCTCGCTCATGCCGCGGCCTCCGCCGCCTCGGCGGCGGCACAGGCCGGGCACTCCGGCCACGGTTCGTGGTTATGGGTCAGCGGCGGCCATGACGGCGCCAGCCAGTCGCAAACGCCGCCGGCGTTGACGACCGGCGGCACGTAGCCGAGATTGCCGCACCGCGGGCAGCGCGCGCTCATGCCGCACCCGCCATCATGGCGCGACAGCGGCGCTTCTCGCCCGTCACCGCGGCCAGCACCCGGGCCTTGGCGCCTCGTCGCCGGCGAACGCCCGGTGCAGCAGGCCGCGCAGGCGGCCGGGCGGATCCATGCCGGCAAGGTTGACCACCTCGTCGAAATCCGCCGTGCCGATCCAGGCGCGCGCCTGGCCCGCGACCACGTCCTGGCGGCGGCGCGAACCGTCGTCGCGGCCGATGTAGAGCGCGTCGCGGATGCCTTCCCGCAACACCATCAGCCACAACACCCGGGCGGCATCGGCGGATCCGGCGGCCGGCGGCGTGTTCATGCCGCGGTCCTTTGCTCGGTGTCGGCGCTGGGCGCTGCCGGCAGGTCGGAGAAATCGGCGGCCGTCAGCTGAATGCCGTGCAGCTCGAGGACGGCGGCGGCGAGGCGGGCATGGTGGCGCTGCGGGATCTCGCCGCGGCGCAGCCAGTTGCGGACGGTGCCGTGCTGCCGCAGGCCGGCGGCGAGCGCCGCCGCCTGCAGCGTCGGGAACATCCCTGTGATGCGCGTGACATAATTCATGCCGATACTCTGATAAAGTCGTTATCGGCTGTCAACGTTTCTTTATCGGCGCCCCGAATGCCGCGGTGTGTATACTCAGCCGTGGGGGCAACGCCGTTACCATGCGGCAGGGCGACAATGGCAGACACCACGGCATCGAAGCTCCGGCAACTGCGTGAACGCGCAGGGTTCGAGAGCGGCCGGGCGTTCGGCCGCGCCCTCGGTCTGGTCGGCAACGCCTACCAGTACTATGAACGCAACCGCGACAAGCCGCTGCCGATGGCGTTGGCCGACAAGATCGCGGCCGTCCTCGGGCCGCGCGGCATCAACCCGGCCGACGTCTACGCGCTGGCCGGTGTCGAGGCGGACAAGGTGCGGCCGGGCGGCCTCGCTGATGCCGACGTCGCCGAATGGCCGATGCCGGCCTCGCCCGATCGCCGCGCGGCGGCGGTGCGCGCCTTCTGCCTTGGCCAGGGCGGCTGGCATCCCTGGGTGATTCGCGGCCGGGCGCTGGCGCTCGCCGGCTATCTGCCGGGCGACGTGCTGATCATCGACCACGACCGCACCCGGCCGGACGACGGCGCCGTC